GCATATTTTTACAGAGGTATTTGCAGATATGGAGGTATTGTCAGCAGAGCAAAAACTGGTAAACCTTCAAAAAAAATACTTTAAGAAATACTAAAAAATTAACGCCGTTTGGTTCTAGGACTAGACGGCGTTTTTATTTAATCAACAATCAACAATCGGAGTATACAAAATGGAAACAGCAACAATCAAAGTAGAGCAAACTATTTCCCATTATGGATTTTTTGGGAATGACCACGCATACGGAGAGCATGACCCAGAATATAGAACATGGGTAGAAAAAACTACTGGCAAACAATGGGACGATTACGAGTGTGGTTCTTGGTCTTCAGATAGTGAAATGCTTGGTGAATTTTGCAGAAAAAATAATAAATCATTTGAATTTATTTTCTGTGAAGAGGCTGACGGGTTTTACAAAGTAGATAAAAAATAATGTCAGGCTTTAAATCTTACAAAATACGAGACGGCGTTCACATTCCATCAGAGAAATACAAAGAGAATTGGAACGCCATCTTTGGCAAGAAACCAAAAAAACCTAAAAAGGACACAATGACAAAAAATATAGAATGGGTTGCGACAGACCAATGGTATTGTAATGATTGTCAAACAGATATTGACGATACTGTTGAAGAAATGGAAATGCACGAATGTAAAAAATTAACAACGGAGGACTAATGGAAAAGTTTTTAAAAAGCAAAACTGACGAGGCTTTTATTGTAGCCGAAACGCCTTCTAAAGACTAGACGGCGTATTTTGCATGTTGATAACTTACAAAATCCTGCTGTACATACTATGTGCGACAGGATAGCTTGTTTAGAATGATGTTAACTATTAGCAAAAAGAAAGGAGAACATGTTGGACAATATAAAATATTGGCTAAAAGCTACTACAAAGAAAACTTCTATGCCAATGGGAAACCAAAATGGTTGGCTTGACAATTTTAATCATGCACCGCCTAAAATAATTAACTCTTAACAAAAGGAATAACATGAACATGAACTTTATTCTTTTTAGAGTGTATATTGAAAAATATACTAAACGGAGTGATTTTAAAGTGTCCAATGATACCTACGAAACTATAATAGATTTTGGAAAATATAGGTTGTATGTATCATAATTTTAACTATACCAAACTAATGGAGAAGGTTTTTCCATTATTTTGATAGCTAAATAAAGGGTAAGAAAGATGAAAGACAATCTATTAAAAATAATAGAGGAAATGCGAAAGTTTGATAGTCAACTAGAAGCACAGGCAATATCTGTTTTTTTCTATGTGGCTAACAAAGGCGGTAAAGACGGCGTAGCTATGCAGTCAATATCGGAAGACCTAGACATTGCCCAGTCAAGTGTGTCACGAAACTGTTATAAATTAGCTGACGTGAACAGACACAGAAAGACTGGCATTGGTCTATTAGAAAACTTTGAAGACCCAATGGAAAGACGTAGAAAATTAGTGCGTCTTACAGCAAAGGGAAAAAGAGTTTACAACACTCTTTTAGAATGGGTCAAATAACAATGAAAGGCGGTATACATGCAACATACAAAAAATGTAAAGTTGTTGACAGAGATACACCGCAAATTAACACTTAAAGGTTGGGAAAAGTTGCAATCTAAACGAGCCGATAACATAATTACAATGTTAGGGCGTGGTATGCTTGTGACAGAGGTAAACGATAACCACATTGAAAACATTGTGGACACGTTAGAAGACAGGGGTTTTGCTCCTGCTACTATCAATCGTTATATGTCCTCAATCAGTAAGATGTTGCGTTATGCTAACCAGAGACAATCTATTTATCATTTAGATAGAATGCCTCATATTAGTTGGCAAGACGAAAGTGGCAATGGAAGAGAACGATACCTTGAACCAATAGAAGAACAAGAAATTATTAAATTGTTAACTGAATGGAATAAAGTTGACTATTTAGAATTTTACCTTTTTCTAATGGACACAGGGATAAGACTTGGCGAAGCGTTATCTATTAAGAAGCTGATGATACACAATAACAATGGACATTATGTTGTTAACTTACCTAAAGAGGTGACTAAAAACAATATGCCCAGAGGTGTACCACTGACAGAACGTGCCAAAAATATCGTTGTTAAACTATTGGACAAAGCGGTAGGAAGAAACGACCTTGTGTTTTCACATTTAAAATATTGGACTTGTGAAAATACTTGGAGACGATTAAGAAAAGCAATGAACCTTGAAGACGACAAAGAGTTTGTCATTCATTGTTTACGACACACTTGTGCAACACGAATGGCTCAATCAGGTAAAGTTGAACTTCACTTTATTGGTCAGATGTTAGGTCATAAGTCATGGAAGATGATTAGTAGGTACTCACATTTAATACCTAATAATTTAAGAGACGCAGTAAATGTACTTAACGAGTTTAATAAAGCTAGTTAAGGAATAAAAGCAGTAGAGGATAGTTGATTAATGTTTATTAAGAATACAAGTAAAAGAGACGTATTTATGTGTGCATAGATACAATAGGATTTGCAATCCTGTTGTCTTACCCATCAATACATAGCTAAATCTTTTATTTGTTAAGTAAACACTCAACTATTCTCTACCTGAATAAAAATAAATAAGCAAAGGATAAAACCTAATTAATAGGTCTATCCGTAGTTGCATATAAACAATCAACTGGAGAATACATGAAAATACTTGAAATAATGCCTACCTACAAAGACGAACATCTAAATGAAAAAGATAGTTTGGAACTTGGTAAACTCCGAACTAATAAAAGGCTACGCAGTCACATAGAACGTGAAGAAGAAAGTGTCACGTCCTACGGAAAAGTAATTGTAGCAAATACTATACGTCCTCTTGCAATGTCCATTGCAGAATGGGTAGAACAATCTGAAGCGTCAAAAACTAGACCACCCATTGCTCTCCAAAAACTAATACTTGTAGACCCAAAGATTATAGCTTTGATTACAGCCAAACATGTAATCAATACTATTACTAATACTAAAAATCTGACTGCAACTTCTATATCATTAGGTGGTAAAATAGAGACTGAAATAAGTTTAAAAAACTTTAAGTCTTTAAACCCTGAACTATATGAAACTGTAAAAAGAGACCTAGACAAAAGGTCTTGGAATTACAATTACAAAAGAAGAAAATACAGAGAACAATCTAAAAGAGACAACGTGGCTATTTGGGAAGAATGGTCTACTACTGAAAAACTACACGTTGGAATGCAATTAATTAGTTTACTAATTGAAAGCACAGGACTGATTGAGATAGTGACTGAACAGCATAAACATAAAACTGTAAAAGTTATTAAACAAACAGAAAAAACAAGAACGTGGATTAACAACAGAAATCAGTTTAATGAACTGCTTAACCCAGAGTATCTCTGCATGGTTATGCCTCCAAAATCTGTTGAAAATGGTAAAGTAGTTGGACATGGCTATTGGTCGGAAGAAATGCCAGAGTTAGATTTAGTAAAGCAAAAAGGTAAGAAATTTACCAAAGAATTAGAAGCCTTTGCTATGCCTGAAGTCACAGACGCAATAAATCTAATGCAAAGTACCTCTTATAAAATCAATAAGTTTATATTAGAGGTTATGCAAAATGCGTGGGATAAAGGACTATCTATTGGTGGTATGCCACCTATTAAAAACCTTGATGTGCCTAATAAGCCTCACGATATTGAGACTAATAAAGAAGCACTTAAAAAATGGAAGAAAGAAAGTGTTATTGTCCACACAGAGAATAACCGAATGGTATCTAAAAGACTTCTATATGCTAAAATTATATGGTTGGCACAGAAGTTTAAAGATTATGCTACTTTATTCTTTCCATTACAATTAGACTTTAGAGGTAGAGCCTATTGTGTACCTGCGTTTCTTAACTATCAATCTATTAATGGTGCTAAAGCCTTGTTAAATTTTGCGGTAGGTAAAGCTATTACAAAAGAAAACAGAGGAGTGTTTTGGCTATCCGTACATGGTGCGAACATGTGGGGTAATGATAAAGTGTCATTAGAAGACAGAGAAAAATGGTCTTATGATAACCTTAATTGGATTAAAGAATGTGCTGAAGACCCTATTAGTAATAGACAATGGGAAGACGCAGATAACCCTTTTCAATTTCTTGCATTTTGTGATGAATGGAAAAGATACAATGAAACTGGTGATGGTTTTGTTTCTTTTATACCTGTTAATGTAGATGGTTCTTGTAATGGCTTACAAATCTATTCTTTATTACTTAAAGATAAGGTTGCAGGTAAATTAGTAAATTGTTTACCTAGTGATATACCGCAAGATATATACCAATTAGTAGCTAATGAAGTTAATAAAACTTTAAAAATAAAAGCTAGTGAAGGGGACACGTTGGCACAAAAATGGTTAGACTTTGGTGTTAAGCGTTCAACATGTAAAAGACCTATTATGACAATTTGTTATGGGTCAACTAGATATTCTTGTACGGACTTTGTAGTAGAAGATATAACTAAAAGAAAAGACAAAGGAGAAATGCACCCTTTTGATGACATGTTTAAACCTGCAACATATCTGTCTAAAATTATTTGGGCAAGTATAGGTGAGAACTTAAAATCAGCTAGAGTAGGAATGGATTACTTACAAAACATTGCTAGAGTTGTAGCTAAAGAAGGAACGCCGTTGCATTGGGTGACACCTGTTGGCTTTCCTGTGTTTCAATATTACCCAGAAATGAAAAGTAAAAAAGTACGTTCTCATTTAATGGGTGAAGTAATACAGCCAGTTATCAGAACGGAAACTTCTGAAACTGATAAACTAAAACAAAGAAATGCGGCGGCGGCTAACTATGTCCATAGTTTAGATAGTGCATGTATGATTAAAACTGTAAATATTGCAAAACAAAAAGGCGTTCATTCTTTTTGCAATGTGCATGATAGTTTTGCGACCCATGCTTGTGACATAGATATGCTTAACCAAAGTATAAGAGAGGCATTTGTAGAAACATTTTCTAAAGACTTGTTTACAAAGTTTAGGGAAGATGTGGCTCTACTATTGCCTGAAGAAGCTAAATCTAAATTACCTGCTACACCTGAAACTGGTGAATTGGAGTTAGATTTACTACATCAATCCAAGTTTTTCTTTGCCTAATAGTATGCACATATGGATAGTATGCACCAATGTCTCCCTATTAGAATATCAACATGGAGAAAACAAAGAGAACATAACAATAAGGAAAATATGAGTAAACAAACGTATAACAAGATAGTGACACCAATAGGTGTATCACAGTATTGTTGGCTTAATACGCCTGATACTAAATTTGATAAAGAAAATGGTGGTCACTTTAAGACTAACCTAATTATCAAAGGGTCAGCCGCACAGCCACTTATCAAGTCTATTAAAGACGAGATGAAAGTATCTTTAGAAATGGCAAAAGAAAAATCTAAAGGTAAAGAACCTACAACTGCAAACATGCCTTTTGAAGAAGAGTATGCTGATGGGAAACCAACAGGCAACATAATCTTTAAATTCAAAGCTAAAGCAAAAATTATGATGAAGTCTGGTGACGTAATAGACATCAAGATACCAGTTTTTGATAGCAAAGGTATACCAATGAAAGAACAAATCTGGTCAGGTAGTGAAATGAAAGTATCAGCAGACATGATACCTTATTACACTGCAATGGCAGGTGCAGGAGTATCGTTAAGATTAAAAGCGGTACAAATTAGTAAGTTGGTTGAAGGTTCAGGTTCAGGTGCAAAAAATCATGGCTTTGAAGAAATCAAAGATGGCTATGTTGCTCCTGAAGTAGACAAAACATTTGAAAATGAAGTACAAGCGACCAACACAGACTTCTAATCAAGTAGGACTTAAATATGGTTTTAGGTCTGGGCTAGAAATAGCAATCTCACAAGAGTTAGACGCTAATAGTGTAAAGTATAAGTACGAGAAGGTTAAATTGGAATATACCAAACCACAGAAGGCTCACACTTATACCCCAGACTTTTACCTAGAAGAACAAAACATTTTTATAGAAACTAAAGGATTGTTTACATCAGCAGACAGACAAAAAATGCGTCTTGTCAAAGAACAACACCCAGAGAAAGACATTAGATTTGTCTTTAGTAATTCACGAAGCAGAATATCAAAAAAATCTTCAACGACTTACGCTATGTGGTGTGAAAAATATAATTTTAAATATGCTGACAAACATATTCCTTTGGAGTGGCTAAATGAATAATAATTACAGAACAAGAACAGATTTTATAGTTGTTCATTCAACTAAAACAAAACCTAGTGAAAACTTAAATGCAAAGGATATAACTTTAAAACATAGAAAAGAAGGTTTCTTTCATTGTGCGTTTCACTTTATAATTAAAAGAGATGGAACAATAGAAGAAGGCAGAGACATAGAAATGTCTGGTGCTATCTTACCTATTAACCAACCTTTAATTACAAACCAGAATTCCATTGCGATAGGTCTTATAGGAGGCTTGTCGGAAGATGGTGCAAATCTTGACACTAACTTCACAATAGAGCAATACGCATCTTTGCGTGAACTTGTAAAAAGGCTCAAAAAGAAGTATAGAGTTGAGGTAGTGGGTTGCAGAAATGCAATTAACTCCATTAAATCGTGTATGTCTTTTGATGTACAGGCGATTGTTGATTGAGACGCTTCTAGTTAGAAATAGCTAGAGGCGTTTCGTATTTATGGGGTAATGGAGGGAGACTGAAATTACCTCTACCAATGGAGGCAACGCCCAGAATTGAACTGGGGTACGAAGATTTGCAATCTCCTGCGTCACCACTCCGCCACGTTGCCATTACTTTTCAAAACAAAAATCAAATTATTACATTATGCACCAAACTGAAAGCGAATTTTTATATCACACATCATGTGACAACTGCTCTTCATCAGACGCAAACTCTGTTTATTCAGACGGACACGCTTACTGTTTTTCATGCAACACAACCACACAAGGACAATCAACAATGCAATTAGAACCCATTAAAAGAGAAGAAGTCACTAACTTTATAACAGGTGAAATTTTACCTCTTAATAAAAGACAAATTACTTTACCCACAGCACAAAAATATAACTATCAAGTAGGCTCATGGTTTGCACGTCCATGTCATATTGCTAATTATTATAATGATAGCAAAGAGTTAGTAGCACAAAAATTAAGATACCCTTCAAAAGATTTTCAATGGATAGGCAATCCAAAAGAAGCAGGATTGTTTGGTCAAGAAACTTGTAGAGGTAAAGGCAAATATATAACAGTTTGTGAAGGTGAGTTAGACGCAATGAGTGTGTCCCAAGCCTTTGGTAATACTTTTGATTTTGTCTCTATCAAAACAGGTGCGGCAGGAGCAAAAAAAGATATTCAAAAGTCACTCGATTTCTTGGAGGGATATGAGAATGTTATCTTTATGTACGACCAAGACGTACATGGCATTGAGGCGGCAGTAGAATGTGCAAAACTTCTAACTCCAAACAAAGCCAAGATAGCTTCTCTTCCACTCAAAGACCCTAACGAAATGTTGTTAGCAGGTAGAACAGAAGAACTTAAACAAGCTATGTGGAATGCAAAACCATATAGACCTGATGGTATTGTATTAGGTTCTGAAATTTTTGATGAGATAATGAAAGAGGATAAGTATGTCACTGCACAATATCCTTTTAAATCTCTTAACGATAAAACACATGGATTAAGAAAAGGTGAATTAACAACTATCACAGCAGGTACAGGCGTAGGTAAATCGTCTTTCTGTCGTCATGTTGCATTAGATTTATTAAAACAAGATTTTGGTGTTGGCTACATTGCATTAGAAGAAAGTATTAAACGTAGTGCATTAGGTATTATGGGTGTTCACCTGAAGAAACCTTTGCATTTAACTAGAGAAGGAATAAGTGAAAAACAATTACAAGAAACTTTTAAATCAACTATTGGTAATGGGAATTTTTATTTATATAATCACTTTGGCAACACAATAGCTGATAGTCTTCTTAATAAAATTAGATATTTAGCAAAATCTTGTGAAGTAGACTTTGTAGTATTAGACCATTTACACATGGCATTATCTGCATTAGGTGACAGCCACACTAATGATGAACGAAAACTTATTGATTACTTTGTAAGTAAATTAAGAACACTTGTAGAAGAAACAGGTATAGGAGTTATTCTTATCTCACACCTTCGTAGGTCAGAAGGCGATAAAGGATTTGAAGATGGCAAAGAGGTGACTATGAATAGTCTTCGTGGGTCAGCTTCAATAGGTCAGTTATCAGATTTAATTATTGGAATTAATAGAGATATTAAGTCAGATAAAAAATTAGCTAATTTAACAATTCTTAAAAATAGATTTTCAGGTGAGACAGGTAAAGCCTGTACATTGTTATATGATTTAGACACTGGTTGTCTGTCAGAAACAACACCTGACGTACTAGATGACTATTAAACCAACTTTAAAACAAAAAAGAGACGCTTTGTTTTGGTCTGGGTTAGTTACAGACGCAGTAGCAAAAGCTAAATCTACACATAAACCACAAACAATAACAATAGGAAGTATTAAAACTGCTTTTATGTTGCAAGACACCTTAACTTCTATGGCATTAGGAGGCGAAGAGGCGGCTTGGCATGTTGAAGTACAATTACAAACATTACATTAATTATGAAATTACCAACAATAAATAAAAAGATATTAGACGCACCATTTGTGTCAGTCCATTGGAAAGATATAAATGGGTCTGCGGAATGGGTTAGTTTAAAAGACGCTATTAAAAGCAAAGTCACTATTTGTATTTCAAATGGTTGGCTTATTAAAGCTGATAAAGATGTGCATGTTATTGCGGCAGATGTAAATTTTAATGATGATGGCACATTAGGTGATGTTGGAAACATAACAACAATGCCAACTACAAACGTATTAAAAATTAAGAAGGTACAACTTTGAAGTACGTTTTTGATATAGAAACAAATGGATTTCTAAATGTATGCGATAAAGTGCATTGCATTGTTCTTAAAGATATAGACACAGGGGAAATACACACTAAAGACGTTGAGACTTCTTTAAAAATGTTAAGGGAAGCAGATTTAATTATAGGTCATAACATTATTAAGTTTGATATTCCTGTATTAGAGAAATTATATTCCGCTACATTTAAGGGCAAAATTTTTGACACATTAGTTGGGACAAGATTAATATATGCAGACATTAAAGAAAGTGATTTTTCTAAAAAAGACTTTCCTAAAGATTGTATAGGCAAACACAGTTTAAAAGCATGGGGTAATAGAATAGGTGAGTACAAAGAACAAATAGATACTGACTGGCAAATTTTTACACCTGAAATGCTAGAGTATTGTGTTCAAGATACTGAAGTGACTTATAAATTATATAAAGTCATAGAAGAAAAAGGTTATTCACAACAAGCTATGGATTTAGAACATGAAGTAGCTACGTTAATTTACAAACAAGAACAACATGGTTTTACTTTTGATAAAGAAAAAGCAGAAGCGTTATCTATTAAATTAAAAGCAAGACAAGCAGAGTTAGCTGAAGAATTACAAGGTGTGTTTGAACCTATTGTAGCTGAAAGATGGTCTACTAAAACAGGTAAAAGATTAAAAGATAGTGTGACTGTGTTTAATCCATCAAGCAGACACCATGTTGCACAAAGATTAAAAGATAAATATGGTTGGGACGCAAAAGAATTTACATCAGATGGTAAAGCTAAACTAGATGACAGTATATTATCTAAACTTCCATATCCTGAAGCTAAAATATTATGTGAACACTTTTTATTAAACAAAAGAATTGCACAAATATCCAATGGCTCACAAGCATGGTTAAAACATGAACGTAATGGTAAAATTCATGGCACATGTAATACTAATTCTTGTGTCACATCAAGAGCCAGTCATTCATTCCCCAATTTAGGACAAGTACCAAGCACTTCTGCACCATTTGGTAAAGAGTGTAGAGAATTGTTTACAGTGCCAGAAGGTAAACGATTAGTAGGTATAGACGTATCATCTTTAGAAGTTATGGCATTGTGTCATTTCATGTCAAAGTTTGACAATGGTGCATACACTAAAGTTGCACTTGAAGGTGACATACACACAGAAACACAGAAACTTGCAGGGTTAGACAGTAGAGATTTAGCAAAGCGTTTTTATTATTGTTTTTTATATGGTGGTTCAGTAAAAAAAATTGCTGAAGTAATAGGTAAGCCATTTAAAGAAGCAGGAAAGATTAAGAAAAGATTTTTAAATAACTTACCTGCATTACATAAACTTATAGAAGCTGTGCAGTCTGCGGCTGAACGTGGTTATTTAACTGGTTTAGATAAAAGACAAATTAAAGTTAGAAACAGCTATTCAGCACTTAACACATTGTTGCAAAGTTGCGGAGCAATTTTATGCAAAAGATGGTTAGTAGAATTTAACAAAGAGATTAAGAAATTTAAGAACGCACAACAAGTTGTATGGGTACATGATGAGATACAAGTTGAATGTGAAGAGCAAGACGCTGAAGACATTGGTAAGATTGCAGTAGAATGTATTAAACGTGCAGGTGAACACTTCCAATTAAGAGTGCCGCTAACAGGCGAATATAAAATATCAACTAATTGGAGTGGAACACACTAATGTATAATAAAAAATTTGACCTTGACTTAAAGTATGGTCAGGAAAGAGAAAAGCGTTTAGCTTCTATCCTAGATAAAGACAAAACTAAAATAGAAGTTAAGACAGAAAGAGACTGGTGGTTTAAAACTGGAAACATTGCTATTGAAATAGAATGTAATGGTAAACCTTCAGGTGTTATGGCTACAACGTCTGATTACTGGTGTCATATACTGGCAGATGGTGACAAAGATTATTGTAGATTAATATTTGACACAAAGACAATCAAAAGGTTGGCTAAAAAATATATCAAGACATTAAAAAATGGTGGTGATGGGTGGCGTAGTAAGTTTGTGCTTGTACCTTTAGCAGAAATATTTTTACCAAAAAATTTAAGCAAATCTATGCAGGAAAGGATAGTTAAATGAGTGATAGATACAAAAAGAAAAGAGTTTTAGTAATTGATGGAGACATACTTGCTTATCAAATTGCTACTAATAATGAACGACCTATTAACTGGGGTGATGGTTTATGGACATTACACGCAGAGTTACCTACTTGTAATTCACAATTAGATGCAGTGATAGATGATTTAGGTGCTAACTTATCAGCAGACGATTATGTTGTAGCACTTACAGATAAGAATAATTTTAGAAAAGATGTTCTTCCTACATATAAATCAAACAGAAAAGAAAAACGTAAACCAATAGTTTTAAATGCTATGCGTGAACACATTATGAAAAAACATAATGGTATTATTTGGGACAATTTAGAAGCTGATGATGTCATGGGAATAATGGCAACTGAACCTGCATTAAATGAAGAGAGAATATTGGTAAGTATTGATAAAGACATGCGTACAATCCCATGTAATTTGTCACAAGATGGTACTACCATAGAACAGATACCAGAGAAGATAGCTAATTATAACTTTATGATACAGACAATCATGGGTGATAAAACTGACGGCTATGATGGTATAGAAGGTGTTGGAATTAAGACTGCTGAAAAGCTAATTAAGAAATATACTAATGTCACCCTTTTAGACCTATGGAAAATTGTCAAAGGTATCTACAAAGAAAAAGGTTATACCCACGCTGAAGCACTCCAACAAGCCAGAGTTGCACACATTTTAAGACATGGAGAATACAATAAAAAGACAGGAAAGGTAAAACTATGGACGATTTAATTAAAGAACCTCCACATTATGCTAACAATAAAATAGAACCTATTGATTATATTGTCTCTAACAAATTAGATTTTTGTGAAGGTAATGTTGTTAAATACATAACACGTTGGCGTAAAAAAGGTGGAATAGAAGACCTTAAAAAATGCAAACAGTATGTACAATTTATCATAGATAAATATGAGGCTTAACAATGCTTGAACATAAACACATTATAATTAGAGCAACAGTTAAACGTCCTCCTATACAAATAGATGCAATAAAACAATGGGTAAGAAATTTAGTTGACAAACTAAACATGAAACCCTTGGGAGAAACTGTTGCAGTTTATGTAGATAAAAAAGGAAACAGAGGTTTAACTTGTATACAAGCTATTGAAACTTCACACATTGCTTTTCATTCATGGGACGAAGACAAACCTGCTGTTGTACAATTAGATGTTTACACTTGTAGCACATTAAGAAAACAAATTGTGTTTGATGCACTGGAAAAATTTGAACCAATAGAAATTAATTACTTAACATTAGATAGAGAAAGATATTTAGAGATAACACATATATGATAGATTATGATAGAGACGAGTTGCTTACAGACTTTGGTAAGACTACTTTAAAAGATAGGTATTTATTACCAGAAGAAACTTCACCGCAAGATGGATTTATGAGAGCCGCTAAAGCATTCTCTGATAATGATGAGATGGCTGAACGTATTTATAACTATGCTTCTAAATTATGGTTTATGTTTTCTACGCCTATTTTATCTAATGGTGGAACAAAAAGAGGTATGCCTATTTCTTGTTTTTTAAATTATGTAGGTGATAGTAGAGAAGGATTAACAGGACACTACACAGAGAATGCTTGGTTAGCATCTATTGGGGGAGGCATTGGTGGTTTCTGGGGAGATGTTAGAAGTGATGGTGTAAGTACATCAGGTGGTTCTCAATCTTCAGGTTCAATTCCTTTTTTGCATGTAGTAGACAGTGAGATACTTGCATTCTCACAAGGTAAAACAAGACGTGGTAGTTATGCGGCGTACATGGATATATCACACCCAGAAATAATAGAATTTTTAGAAATGCGTAAGCCTAGTGGCGGTGACATACATAGAAAATGTTTAAACCTTCACCATGCAATAAATATATCAGATAAATTTATGCACTTAATTGAAAAATGTGTAGCTGAACCAACCTATGATGACAGTTGGAATTTAATAGACCCACATACTAAAAAAGTAGTGCGTACTATATCAGCTAGAGATTTGTGGCAAAAAATATTAGAGACAAGAGTTGCTACTGGTGAGCCTTATGTTTCATTTATAGATACTATCAATGACGCATTGCCTGAAACACAAAAGAAATTAGGATTAAGAGTACATCATTCTAATTTGTGTACAGAAATTACTTTACCTACTAATGAAACTAGAACAGCAGTGTGTTGTTTGTCTTCAGTTAATTTAGAAAAATATGAAGAATGGAAAAATGATAGATTATTTATATCTGATTTAGTTAGATTTTTAGATAACGCATTATCTTATTTTATAGAACATGCACCAGATAGTGTGTTCAGAGCAAAATTTAGTGCGGCACAAGAACGAAGTATTGGTCTAGGTGCAATGGGTTTTCATGCCTATCTACAATCCAAGAGCATACCTTTTGAAGGTGCATTAGCTAAATCATTAAACTTAAAAATATTTAAAAAGATTAAAGAACAAGCAGTAGAAGAGAGTGAAAGACTAGCTATTAAAAGAGGTGAAGCACCAGACATGGAAGGAACAGGCAGACGTAATGCACATTTGTTAGCCATTGCTCCTAATGCTTCGTCTTCTATTATATGTGGGACAACATCTCCATCAATAGAACCTTATAGAGCAAATGCTTATGTACAGAAAACTATGTCAGGTTCTTTTTTAGTTAAGAATAAATATTTAGAAAAATTATTAGAAAAGAAAGGATTAAATAATGATGATATATGGTCGTCCATTGTCTCTCAAAGAGGGTCAGTCTTACATCTTAAAGAGTTATCAGATTATGAAAAAGATATTTTTAAAACTGCTATTGAAATAAACCAACAATGGATAATAGAACATGCGTCTGATAGGCAACAATATGTTTGTCAAGGTCAGTCAGTAAATGTATTTGTCCCTGCTGATGTAAACATAAAAGAATTACATGACACTCACATGGTAGCATGGAAACGTAAATTAAAAACTTTGTACTATTGTAGAAGTGAAGCAATTAAACGTGCAGAGTTAGTATCAAAAAAAGTAGAAAGAACAATCATACCAGAAGCAGATTGTTTAGCGTGTGAGTAATGGAAAAATATTTATTAGAAAGAATATATCATTATTCAACATCATTAACATCATGGTCATGGACTAAATTATATGGAGACAGAAGTAAAAAAATGAAAACAATACCAGATACTATAGATAGTATAAAAAAGAAAATAAAAGAACTTCAAGTGTTATCATTGTACTACAGAGAAGGAATAGTAGGAGCATGGGTAGGATTTTTATTAGGAATAATAATAGGAATTTTAGTATGACCGACAGTAGTATTTTTGATGGAATGGACAAACCAAGACGTAGAAGAAAACGAAGAAAACCAAAACAAACAGTGCTATGGACAGTGTATCATACTATCCTAGCAGTAGAATTATTAATCATTATTATTATAGAAGGGATTGAATTATTAAGATGAGTTTATTTAAAAGCAGACCATACTACAAACCCTTTGAATACGATTGGGCTTTCGCAAGTTATGACATGCAACAAAAAATGCACTGGCTACCAAGTGAAGTACCATTACATGAAGATGTTAGAGATTGGAATGAAAGATTAAGTGCAGAAGAAAAAAATTTAATAGGACAAATATTAAAATTCTTTACACAGGGAGATGTAGATATTGCACAGGCATATCTTGATAAATATATTCCTAAATTTAAACCACCAGAAATTAGAATGATGTTGTCTGCAATAGCAACTTCTGAAGCTAACCATGCACATAGTTATTCTTTATTAAATGATACTATTGGTTTACCTGATAGTGAATACAAAGCGTTTCAAGAATACAAAGAAATGTCTGATAAACATTCTTATTTATTTACAAGTAAAGGTACAGGACTTGAAGGACTAGCTAGAGAGATAGCTTGTTTTTCTGCATTTGGTGAAGGCTTACAGTTGTTTGCTTCATTTGTAATGCTACTTAACTTTCAAAGATATGGAAGAATGAAAGGTATGTGTCAGATAGTGACATGGAGTATCAGAGATGAGACACACCATGTTGAAAGTATGATTAAATTGTTTCATACTTTAATAAAAGAAAACCCAAATATTTGGACAGAAAAATTTAAAGCAAGTATCTATCAAACAGCTAGAGATATGGTTGACCTTGAAGATAAGTTTATTGATTTAGCATTTTCTATGGGTGGTATTAGAGGATTAAAAGCAGACGAAGTTAAACAATATATTAGATATATTGCTGACAGAAGATTGCTTCAGTTATCTTTAAAACCTAATTATGGTGTTAAAGAAAACCCATTATCGTGGTTAGATTGGGTGTTAAATGGTGTAGAACATGCTAATTTCTTTGAGAATAGAGCCACAGAATACAACAAAGGTACTGTCACAGGCAGTCTTTGGGACTAACATTTCTCTTTTAGATGAAAAACGTAAAAGACGATTTAGTTTTACCCACAAAGGTAAACGATTTAGTCAAACTTTTAAACGAAGTTTACCCAGAACAATCACCTGAATTAAGAGATGATACTAAAACTATCTATTTTAAAGCAGGTCAAAGAGATGTGGTAAAATTTATTAACACACTTAAAGAAAGGTCAGAAAACTAATGTGCATGTCACCGAAAGTCCCTGCCGCACCTATTCAACCTGTTGCTCCTACTCCAGTTAGAGCAGACCAAGCACAGGATTTATCACCAGAATTGGTAAAGGCTAATGATGCTGATTTAGACATCAAAAAGAAGAAAATTAAAAAATCAGGAACAACTGCTTTAAATACTTCTTCAGGATTAAACATAGCTACTTCATCAACTATATAATAGATGGAATACGCAGATGTTTTACAAAAGAAAGATACAGCGAAATCACGTTATTCAAAACTTTCAACAGATAGAGAACATTATTTAGACAGAGCAGAAGAGTGCAGTGAATTAACTATACCTTCTTTAATTAAACCAGACGGCTTTACATCTTCATCAGATTTATACAATCCATTCCAATCAGTAGGTGCTAGAGGTGTTAACAATCTAGCAAGTAAACTTCTTTTACTTTTACTCCCTCCCAATTCCCCCTTTTTTAGATTATCAATAGCAGGAGACGCTAAACAAGAACTAGAAGAAAACAAAGAAATGAAAACAGATATAGAGAAATCATTATCTGTAATTGAAAAAGAAGTATCTACTAAAATAGAAACATTAGCATTAAGAGTTTCAGTATTTGAAGCATTAAAACATCTTATTGTAGGTGGTAATGTATTAACTTACTTACCTAAAAAAGGAAACATGAGAGTGTTCCCTCTATCACAATATGTATGTAGAAGAGATAGTTCAGGAAACATATTAGAAATAATTATAAAAGAAAAAGCTAATGTATTATCTTTAGGTAAAGACATTGCGGAACAAGTAGTGCAAGACCCTGATTACAAAATTGATGATGATGTAGAATTATACACTCACATATACAGATTAGATGATAGCAGTTTTTATGTATGCCAAGAAGTTAATGGAATTAAAATACCTGAAAGTGTAGGTAATTTTAAAGCTGAAAGAATGCCTTATCAAGCATTAAGAATGGTAAGAGTTGACAATGAAGATTACGGCAGAGGATATGTAGAAGAATTTTTAGGTGATTTAAAATCATTAGAAGGATTATCACAAGCACTTGTAGAAAGTGCGGCGGCTTCTTCTAAAATTGTATTTATGGTTAGACCTAATTCTGTGACTAGAAAAAAAGATTTAGCAATGACTAGAAATGGTGACATTATAACTGGTACTGCTGATGATGTGTCTGTACTACAAGCACAAAAACAATATGATTTACAAGTAGTAGAAAGAAGTATTGCTAAATTAGAAGAGAGAATGTCTTACGCATTTTTATTACACACAGCAATACAAAGAGATGCTGAAAGAGTGACAGCACAAGAGATTAGATACATGGCTGAACAATTAGAAACAGCTATGGGTGGTATATATTCATTATTATCACAAGAGTTTCAACTTCCATTGGTAGCAATACTTATGAAAAGAATGGAACAATCAAAAGAAATTCCAACATTACCTAAAGGAACAGTACAGCCAACTATTATTACTGGTATTGAAGCATTAGGTAGAGGAAATGATTTACAAAAATTAAGAGAATTTGTTGCAGAGATAGGAAATCTTGCACAGATAAATCCGCAAGTAGTTTCAGCGTTAAACCCTGATGATTTAATCAAACGTATCGCTATTGGTTTAGGTATTGATACAGATGGTCTATTAAAATCACCAGAACAATTAGCTGAAGAACAAGCGGCACAAGAAGAACAGATGCAAAATGACCAGATGATGCAGATGGCAGAGAAAGCAATTCCACAAGTTGCTAACAACCTAACTAAACCACAATAATAAAAAAGGAAACATGGTAGAAACAGTAGAGATAAAACAAGACGAGACTACTAGCGAAAAGCCAGTAGAAGAAAATGTTGCACAAAGTAAACCTGAAGGCTTACCTGAAAAATTTAATTCAGTTGAAGATTTAGCAAAGTCCTATCAGGAATTAGAAAAGAAACTTGGCGATAATACGGAAGCACCTAAAGTAGATGCTCCTAAAGAAGAAACAAAGAATGATTTAGAAATAGCTGAAAAAGCTGTTGAGAGTGCAGGTCTTAATATGGAAAACCTGTCTTCTGAATATGCAGAAAAAGGTGAGTTAGATGCTAAATCGTATGAGGCTTTAGAAAAAGCAGGTATACCTAAAGATTATGTAGACCAGTTTATTGAAGGTCAAAAAGCAGTAGCCGAACAACAAGCTACATCTATAAAAGATATAGTAGGTGGTTCAGAAAGTTATGCAGAGATGTCTAACTGGGCGGCAGACACTATGACTGACGCAGAGAAGTCAGCTTATAATACAGCAGTTAATTCTAAAAATTTAGAAACTGCTAAACTAGCTGTCATAGGTTTAAAGGCAAAATACGAAGCCGTTAATGGTTCTGACCCTAAATTAGTAGAAGGCAAAGCGTCTGCTACTGGTACTGATGGTTATAAATCATGGGCTGAAGTGACAAACGCTATGTCTGATGACAGATACCAAAAAGACCCTGCTTATCAAAATATGGTAAAAGATAAACTTTCTAAATCGGAAATATAATTATGTGGTTAATAGCATTAAGAAAGCTGTATGACGCAGAAGTTGCAGAAAGCACAGCAATCATTGATACGTTTTTAAAAAACGCTGTTGGTGTTGCAGACCATGACAACTTTATGAAAACTGTAAAATCACAGTTTGATAAATTAGTACATGCAAAACACGCAATATCTGAAATAGATAAATTAACTGAAGCATCAATAAAGAAAGATAAAGATGAAAAAATACAAGACAAAACCAAAAACTAAACCAAAAGTAAAACCTAAAAAGAAAAAATAATTTCATAATATGATAGAAGCATTATTGCTTCTACTTGTAAACCCACAGACATCACCTAGAACTGAAGAGCTTGTTTTTAAATATATGGTTAAAGAAAAATTTAAAACATATAAGGAATGTACTAAACACATTGAAAAAATGAAGTTTTACAAAGAAGATAAGACTGGAGTTTATGTAGTAGTTGAAGACAAAGAACGACAAGTAGCGGCGACTGCTTGTTATGAAAAAAAAAAATAGTTGTGCATCACATACTGTGAGGCAACTGCCACCTTTAATTTAGCCAAATAACTTGACCCTCTGCGGAGGACAATCTTGACTAAATAACTTTATTGAAGAGGCTTTTATAAACTAACATCAA